TGTTCCCATTGGTTGATAGGTACACGTCATAGAGTATTGGGCTATTAGCGTATGATATCTCTTCAGGTTGGTATACAAATGACATTCTATTCGTCTGTTAGGTTATCTAATATGTCTTTTTCAAATGCGTCAGTAATGGCTTGGAAGTTCTCCTGCATTGACTTACGCTCACTTGGCTTCATGAAGGGTCTCGGTTCTATACCAAATGCTTTGATGCTTCTATTGATCGTGAACATCATGCCTTTTAGCCTGCCCTCAGTCATGCTCTCGAATTGGTTGGTCTTACGATTAAAATAGCGAAGTTTCCTGTCTTTGGTTATCCACTTCCGTAGAGCAGCAGGTGGCACTCCTTTGCCTTTCTTACGGCCCTCTTCAACAAACTTCCCGTAGTCCTCAAATATGAACTCTACAAATGGCGTGTCAGTTTTGCTATTGACCTTGTACTTGATGCTTTTTTGTAGTTTACCTGAGGCTACGGCTCTACGCTTACGAAAGGTGACCTTTGTGCTTTGAGGGTTCATGCCGTTCCATGTGGTTTTACGTACAGGACGTGGCTTGTATGTACCTAGCTCTAGCTTGGCTAATTGAGTGGCTCTATCGCCATAGGTCTGCAGCGCTTCATTTAGGTGCTTGAACTCCATTAGCAGGCTCCTTGATTTACAGCACTATTAGGAACTATGATTGTGAGCGTTGTTTCCCACCCTGCTAGAAGGTTCTCAAAACGATCTACAAAGGGGGTGTTAGTGATGCTCGTCTCAATAGCTACGTTTCTATCGGCTAACTTTCTACGTATGATGTCTACCGCTATCTGTAAGCGAGTAATGAGGTCGGATAGCACATCTATTTTGTTATCAGTACCATAGAAAGGATTGGTCTCATCACGTAGGTTATTCTTGTTGTAGTCTACAATATCTAGAGCAGCTACATTCATGGAAAAGCTAATGGTCTTGTCAGCGAGCGTTGCTGTACTTGGTGTGATGTGAGCCAATGGGAATATGGTCTGCCTAGCGAGATCAACATCCTCGATGCTACCATGAGTTATAGTAGTGAAATCAACTCTGCTGTCTGTTAGGGTATCATGTAGAATCTCGGTTATTTGATAGTAGGTCATGACTTAGCTAGTTTCTTGTTTAATTCTCGTAGATCACTTTCGTATGCAATCCAATAGAAGCATTGGTGGAAAGGTATGGATGTGATCTCGTCAACTCTTCGGATATCTCCTTGAGTGAGTCCATAAATTGTTCCATACCAACCCCACTTTGTGCTAAATGATTGTTCAGCTCCTGTGCTGTCTCCGCCTGCTTCAAATAGCTCAGGGTATCGTTCAGTAATTCTTTTCCTAAAGTCCAAAAAAAAAGCATGGCTCCTAGAGCAACTCCTAACGGCATCTCCTTATACTTTGATGCATCTTCGATTCCTTTGTATGGTTCTATGAGGTATCTATTGCCAAAGGTCTTAGTGACGGGCCTGTATAGAACAGCCATGACCTTATGCCAATCTTTAGTCTCTGTTCCTATTTGGTCTAGATCTACAAACTCCCCCATGGTCATATCGTCAAGATTAGGTATGAATCCGTATCTAACCCCGTTAAGGACGAAAAACCTCTCATGGCTTGGCTGTGTATTCAAAATGGTTTCTACACGCTGAGAAACGCTTAGAATCTGTTTAGCGTTGATTCTAGCATAGTAGGAACTATCTACTAAGCAGAAAACATCTAGCATGATGGCTCGTATTCTATCCTCATCATTGACCTCTTGTATAAGAACGTCATAGCGCTGCATCTGCCCTAGGGTGATGTCATTTAGTGATGTAGGAATAATTGCTTCGATCATATCAATATAACGTGATTGGGTCTATATGACACACAAGGCGCTCATGGCGCCCTGTGGTAGTCTACTTTTTCTATGTTTGCTTTCAGTAGCCGCTCTACGGCTGTCTTTAGCGTTATCAACTTTGCGTTCTCGGTGTAGATGTCTTCGTTTATGCTATCTCGCCACGCTGCATCTAACGCCTTGTTTGCCTCTGTGTAGAGGTCTTGTACTTCCCTGTGTGTCATCGTATGTCTAGGTGTTTAGTTATCCACTCTTCGATGTACTCATGTACCTCGCTTTCCTTTGCGTATTCATTTAGGTACTCGTATTGACTTGCACGCTCAGTAGTCAAGCAGCCTGCTCCCCAATCTACTACATCGAATTCAGCATATCCGCTGTTTACGGCCCACTCATATAGCTCTTCGCATAGTAGACCTTCTACCATCCATACGTTCTCGGCACGATCTATAAGCGTGTCCTCGATGTGCAGGCTTACACCTATTTCCTTAGGGCTTATCTGCACCTCCATGGGCGCTGTGATGTATAGCTCTAGGGTTGCTGCATCTAAACCCTCGCATACCATGATGTGTAGGTTGTCTTTAATAATCTCGAAATCTCTCATGCTTGTTTATTTATCTAGTTCTTAATTAATCCATGTAACCATTAAAAATGGTAAAGTCCTCACGGGCATACCCACGCTCTTCGAACGCATCGATGACACTCATAAAAAAGATGTCATTAGTAACGCTTCCTTGTACGATTTGTCTAGCGACCTCTATGCCTCTAAACTTTAGTTTCATACCCATCACGGAGGTACCTTTGTCTCCATGTACGTCTACCATAGCACGTCCAATGGCGTTAATCAATAGCTGTCCGCTGTTGCTGTAAGGGCTGTTGTCAAAAATTGTAACCATGTTTTCTAGTATTTGCTTGTTGTTGCATCATTGCTCTACAAATGTACACCCTTTTTTTAAATATCAAAAATAAAGTGAACTTTTTTTAGATTTTTTTACCTGATGCTGTATCTCCCGTAATTAGGGCGTGCTAGCGTATTGTAGATCCCGTACCTCATAGCATCACAGGCGTGGTTGAATGCGTCTATGGGCTTGTTAGTGATGTTCCCTTGCTTATCCTCATGGTACTTATAGTTGCGTAGTTCCTTAATGCGGATGACACTACGGCTTGTCAAATAGAGTTTGTTTCTCCTGATCATGTCAATACCTATGTTGATGCTGTCTCGACCTTTGGCTGTAGGCTTCACATTAAGACCTCTCCTGCGTAGTTCGTCTATGGTCTTAGGCTCTGCACTATCTGCCCATATCGGTTCATATTTGCTGAGGTTGAGACTCTGTATAGTCTTGGCTATATCCGTATTAGTCATGCCTACTCTGTATATGAGTTCGTCTGCGTATAGATCGTCTCCTATCTTATACATAGCAATAAGAGCTGAAGGGTCAGCGCTGTACCCGAAATCAAGACCATAGCCAATGAGTTCTGCGTCTGTGGGTACTTGGTTGCATTCATTATAAGAGAACACAAGAGACTTCGCTTGACCACGTTCTCCAAGGCCGTATACCCTCCAATAGTTTTCGTCTACACGTTTGAGTCTCTCAATCTCAGCTATTACACTCTTCTCTAAGAACGGGTTATCTAGATACGTGGTTTGAAAGAACTCTGCGTCCTCACGTGGTATCACCTCGTCATATATCCAATGAAACTCGTCACTAGGGTTGTAGTCTATGATGATGCGCTCTGTGGTACGTAGTGATAGCTGACGCCAATCTTCGATGTTTAACTCATTAGCCTCATTCGCAAACAAGATATCACGCTTACGTCCACGAATCTTTTGCGGTTGGTCCATACCTATGAACTCAACTAGATTACCATTCAACATGATCTCGCTGTTACTCTTGTTGTGGTAGTTCTCGTCATAGAGGCCGAGGTTCATGAGTATCTCTATGAAGTCACGCATGGCTGATGCCCTCAATGAGGGGTAGGTCTTACGGCATAGTGTGATGGTCTTACCTGTGTTTCTTAGAGCGTAGCTTGTTATGAGCCATATAAGAATGTTATACGTCTTACCTGAACGTGTACCTCCCTGCTCTACTATAATGCGCTTTTGCGACTTCTCAAGGTGTCTGTAAACTACATTAGTTTGTATCTCCATCTAATATCCTTACCACTATAGGCTCTTGGTCTGCTCCTGTTATCTCGGTGCGTTCCACATAGCCTCTGTTCTTGCCTTTAGTCTTTAGGTAGAATATAGTTGCTGAAGTGTTTCCGCTATTGATCTGCTTATGCAATTGTGACTCTGCAAAGTCTATAGCTACATCTTCAAGACCTTTTACCTCTGTCCTGTACTCGGCATCTTCTTCTAGCCATCTATAGTGCGTTTGTCTGCTTATCCCTACGCTAGCGCAAGCAGAAGTAACTACCCCAAGTGATTTCTCTAGGGCTTGAAGCATTGCTTTTTTAGTAGTGTCACTTTTTGTCATCTTACTTTACTTAGGTTCCCATGCTTTTGTGTAGGGCTTGTCGAGATCAGGGTGTCCCATTACTCCTTGTGTATTGGTTAGTCTTATAACCTCTTCACGTTCCATTTTAAGGCGTTTCATTACCTCTTCGGTAGTCAACCCATTATCTAGCATGTTCTGTACAATACGGCCCATCTCTAGCACTCCGTGGCGGCCTCTTGCTCTATTGTGTCTAATGGTGCTCATTTGCTGATGCTCCTCGTTAGTTGGCCGTAATATAACGACAGGAACAAAGCCGTCTGTGATTGCGTATATCTCATCATAGCCGCTACATGTCCATCTATGAAAGCCGTCTACAATGGTCATATCAGGATTGGCTACAATAGGTTGTGTCCACCCGTCCTCTTTAATTGAGGTCATTAGCAACTCTAGTTCGGGGGGTGCTACTGAATTGGGGTTATAGTTGTTTGGCTGTAGCTCACTTCTGTGAATCCACTTCAACTCGTCAAGTGGCATAGGTCTGCCATCACTTAGCGTTCTTTTTGTCATAATATCGTTTCTTGTATTCTTTAGTTCCAAATTGATCTACTGCTTGGTCTCTTGTTATGCCTGCACGCTTTCTCGCTTTCTGTGATAAGACCGTCACCTTCTGTAGGTTTCTTGCCTTGCTGTCTCCACGTATTGCAATCCTTGCTAGGAACTCCCATGAGATGCCTGTCAATGGACAGCTATCTTTCTCGGATTCTGCTATTGGATAGTCGGTTTGGTTCTTATGCCATGTCACAATCTTAGACATTGACTTCTTAACTAGCTTACGTGTCTCAGGTGACATCTTACTCAATAGCGCTAGAGTGTATTCACTCCACTTGACGTGTTCTTCTTTCTCTATATTGGTTCCTGTGTATAGACCATGGTTGCAGTATCTCCATGCTGTCTTGATACCCTCGGCACGCTCTAGCAGTTTATGCCAATACTGACCATAGTATTCACGCCAATGATCTAATGTACGTAGGCTCTCTTCTGCAAAGATACTCCCTACACGTTGCTTGTTTAGCTTCATGTAGTTTACACCCTTGTTCATGGTATCGTACTCTGTGTTGTATGGAAGCCCTGAGTCTCGAATGTATTTCCA